GGTCGCCACCGTTGACATTGACCGTGATGTTCGCTCCACCTAAAGCATTGTTCGGTGTGATGCTCCCAGACGAGCCAGGCGTAAACAACTCTGGTCCCTTCTCACCCACAATGTAAGAACCGCCCGACATAACCGGTCCACCCGACGCACGAAACTGCAGACCACCCGAGATACCCGCAAGTGTCAATGCGTCGTACTGGCTAAGTCCGCCGTACTCGGCACCACGCGCAAGGTATCGTGCGTATTCAAGTGCAGCTGCTGGACCTTCAGTTTTAAACTTAAACAAGATTTGTTTGGATGAGATGTTGTCCATCTCACCAGCGATCTTGGAAAGTTGATCAGCAAACTCGGCGGCCTTTATGTCGTACTCGTCAATCAACTTCTGACTGCCACTTCCAAAAGCGTTATTGGCTGCAATTTGAAGTTCCTCAAGTGCAATCTTGGCGTCGTCTAACGCCACCTCCTCATTGAGGTTGCCCGTCAAAATATCCCAAGCATCGCTAGCGTTTTTGAGTTCGTAGTAGACGCGTTGTGTCGCCACTCGAACCTTGTCAAGTCTGTCCGGAAGAATCCTGACAATCGGGTCGTCTAGGTCCGTCATAAACCGTTCCCAAGTATCGGCAGACATGACGCCAGCAAGGTCGTCTAACTTCAATCGGAAGTTGTCAATCTTGTCGGGGTTGATGACGTCAATGATCTGCTTTTGGTCCTCGTAGAAACGCTCCCAAGTATCAGCGGAATATTCGTCGGCAGTCTTTTTGACTTGACCAGCAAGTTTCTCAAAAGTGTTTGTTATCTGCGGGATCTGGTTAAGTGCGGCCCTGTTAAATCTGTCTGTTTCGTCGGCTGCCGATCGCATCGTTTCGGGCAAAACTTCAGCATCTTTGCCACTACCCGCTATCGCTTCGACTGCTTCCCCTATTTTTTTAAACGGATATAACGTGCGGTCAATGTTCCATTTGCCTAATTTAAAAATCCAACCAAGAGTGCTGTTTTCACCGATTTCGTAACTAGAAATCTTCTCTAGCCATGAAGCCGCATCTGTTAAAAGTGGGACAAGTTCTTGACCTAAAGCAAGTGAGATGTCCTCAAACTTGCCTTTCAAGGCATCCATTGTGTCGCGGTATTCTTTTGCTTTTGCTAGTTCTTCAGCATCAATAACCTTTGATTCGCTGACATCTGCTAATGAGTTTCTAAGAGTTGACGAACCTTGGTTAATGAGTTCAGCCATTGACTGCCAGCCCTTGCCGAGAAGCTGCGTCGCCACTCTTGCTTTTTCGGCTGGGTCTTTAATTTTTTGAAGTCTGTCAATGACATTTAAGAAAGTTTCGTTGGCGTCCTTTGTCCCGTCCTTGGTGGTCGCAACTTCAACGCCTAACTCTTTAAACAAGCCAGGCGAAGTGCCTAGAACCTTGTTCATTTTGCCTATAGCAGTTTCAACGGTCCCTGTCTCAATACCGATATCACCAGAGACTTCAACCCAGCGCGACGCTTGATCAACTGCTAGTCCCGTTGCGTCAGCAAATTTGCCTGACTCGATAGCAAGTTTTTGGAAAGCGTCAACCCCTGCCTTTGCAAAAGTAAACAATGCGGCTCCGGCCGCAAGACCAAAAGTGACTGCGTTTGCTTTGACTGCATCAAAGATCGCAGTAGACCCAGCCTTAAATTTGCCTAGTCCACCTTCAGCGTTATTAACAGCAAGTTTGAAATCTCCGAAAGCCTTTTGAGCGTCTTTGATTCCTTTGTCTTGAAGGTCGGTAATAATCGGGATTCTGATAGCCATTAGAGAAACACTGCTTTCTGTAACGCGCTGATTCGTTTCATGACTTCATCAACAGATTGAGCCATTTCGCCTTCAATGGCTCCAGCGTGTTGCTCATAGGCACGCCACATGACACGGGAAGGCGTGTTAAATGCGTTTAGAGCGTTGCCAAGGGGGTTGGAGGTCTTTCTGCCTGCCATGTCAAAAATGGCGGCTGCAGCGTCTTTCTGTGTGATAGTCAAAATGGCGTCTTGTTTTTTAGACAGTGACGTCGCAACCGTGACGCCTTTAGAAGCTGATGCTTGATTCCAAGGGAACAGTGGTCGTCCACCAGGTGCCCACGCTCTGGTCATACCGGACAAGTAGTCGGTGCGGTAAGCGTTTTTGGCTTCGTCAATCGCAGGACGAACAATCTTTTTAGCGTCAGCAAAGAACTGTTTCTTAACCTCAGGCTGAATCTTTTGGAGCACCTTCAAAGTGGATTCGAGTCCTTGAACTTGCATCGTCACTTTTGCCTCTCCTTCAAAATCTCAGCGACTGTCGAGAGGTCGTCAACATCAAACTCTACATCATTCGGGAAGTACCCCGTGAGGACAAGAAGCTGCGCTAGTGAGTGTCGGAAACTTCCGTTGGGGTAACTTTTCCCGCTTCACTGTTCACGATCTCAATGTCCACAAGTTTGTTGACAAACGAATCAAATTCAACAGGGATGGACTGGCCGTGTTCCGTTTGGACTTTGGCTGAGTGCCATGCCATGAAAGCCATATCTTCCATACCGAAGTTGTCGGCAAGGTCGCTGGTTTTCATTTTGAATTTGCGTTCCCAAGCGACAAGCGTTGCGAGCGTTGTCGTGATCGTGGCAGGTCCGTAACCGATGTCGAATCGGATCGTTAACTTCATGTCGGGCTCATTTCTGTTGGAGTGTTAGATCAGGATTCTGTCCAGGCGAAAGTTCCGCCCATCAGGGTGATGGAGCAGGTTGTCAATTCGCCGAGCGAGTAAACAACTGGCAACGACGGCAAGTAACTGCCTGTCAGGGTTCCTAGGGGGTTCGTTGCGCTGACTACGGCCGACGAACCTTTGATTGTCACGGTCGTGATAACAGTGCCGACGAGCGACTTCAAAGTTGCGTAGGTTTCCGATGAAGCAGTTGACCAGTACAGATCAAGCGTCAACGAGTTGTTCTGCAAACCACCGAAGGCATTTGCCTGAAGTTCTTGGATTGTCTGCGTCAAGGTTGCGCTGGTGCACTGATCCGATAAATCTACGGCACCAATGGAGATGACTGGGTTGGAGAGCGTTGTTGAAGTCGGCATGACGGATCAATCCTTTGTGTTTTTGGTCGCGTCGGGCTTCGTGGCTAATTTAGCACCCTTAGATGGGTGGGTGTCGGAACGCTGAATAAAGCCTCCAGCGAGTAACCACTCAATGTCATCAGACGGTGACGCGACAAAAGGTGTGCCGATCTCGCCGACTCGAATTGAACTGATGATGTAACGATCCATTGCTTTATCCGTTCTGTGCTTGTATCGGGATGATGAGTTCGTACCCTGCGTAATCCGCACCACCAACCGTGACAACTTTTGGTGAGGCAGACATGACCGCAATGTTTTTTGTGATCAACGATGACGTCAGGTTAAGCAGCTGACGCAACGCATCAAGGTTGCCTGGGCCGTTGCTGATCAGCGTCACTGGGAATGTCATTTTGACAATGTTGTAGTTAAACGATACGACGGATGGAGCATCCACAAAAGCGCAAGGTGGAGCGATATTGCGAGGATCATTAACGACACGAAGCCCCGCAATAGTTTGGAGAGTACCCACGAGATCATCTAGCGCCTCATTCAGGAAGTCCGTGTAAGCCATTTTAAGCCACTTGCGGTCTGTTGATACCTAACAACTGTTTGACGATCCCTGAGAGCCCTACAACGGGCGCTGATGCCATGTCAGTAAACGACGCGAACTGGTCAACCGACCCACGCTGACGGTACAACGCGGAGCCGTACATCAAAGTCCCGAGGGTGACATCTCCACCGGGTGAAGTTGAAAGCGAGTCAATGTAGGAGGACTCTTGACGCCTACGAAAACAGAACGCGTTCGCAGCAGCTGCGCATTGAGCCAAGAACGCAGTCTCATCACCAGCGGTCGTGATCCCGAGATAAGTAGCGATATTTGGCCCTGTAATCCAAGTACACGTCTGGTCAAAAGTGATCGTCCCTGTGATCGCTTCCAACTCCATCGGAGTTTTAGACTCGGCCCACATGACCGCATTAGCAAGCGGATACGAAGTGTCGTATTCGATCAGACCTTCGGTATCAACATTGATCGGCAGGTATTGGGGCATCGCATAAACGGTTTTGACTCCGTTGTATGCGACAGCCCAACCCGCGACTGTGATTGACGATCCGACAACGATCTCGTTTGGTGTGAGCGTTGTTACGCAAACATAGCCAGGAACAATGACGCCGTATTGAAGTGTGTAAGTCGCTGCCATAGCGACCTCCGATCAGGCCTGAGTGATCTTGCGAATCATGCCAGGCACAGCGGCAAACGTACTCACATACGAATGGGCTGAGAACAGGCGTGAGAGCGTTGCAGGCTGTTCCACACTCATCAAAGTTGTGCCACTTTCGTAGTACTCAAATGCCTTTGAAGCGTTGGTGATGATCATGGTCTTGGCAGCGAAGTTGCTGTCAACGACGATTTCAAGTCCGAGCGGATTCGAGCCGGTCCAAGTGGTTGCGTTTCCACCACCGAGAGCGTTCTGACCTTGGAGACCAGGTGCGCCGACATACGGGAACAACGGACGGTTGCTTCCGTCTACGACCTGACCAAGTTGTCCCCAAACGTCTGGGCTAACGAACAAGGTGTCGGGGAAGAAGTTGGTTCCGTTTGAAACATCAACTGCGGCGTCGTAGATGGACTTCATCAAGTCAACTGCGGTCAAGTCCCAGACGCCCGATGATGTTGCGGCGGT